TGGTGGAGTACGTTAGGTACATTCACTATCCTTGCTGCTATCTGGTATAGTGTACAATTAGATGTGCAAATTAATGAGTGGTTTGGTAGATTTTATGATGCTCTTCAAAAAGCATTATCACAACCGGGTTCTGTTAGTCATGAAGAGTATTATGGATACATGTTTGATTTCTTTAGCATAGCAGGTATCTATATTATTGTGAATGTCATCTTCAACGGATTCTTAGTTAATCATTGGACATTTCGTTGGAGACAAAGTATGGCAGATTATTATCATGAAAATTGGCAAAAAGTAAGACACATTGAAGGTGCCAGTCAGCGTGTTCAAGAAGACACATTAAAGTTTGCCAGATTAACAGAAAATCTTGGTGTTGGATTGCTTGAATCAGTTTTGATGTTAATTGCATTTGTTCCTATTCTGCACGGATTGAGCAAAGCAGTTACAGAATTTCCAATTTTTGGTCAGGTTGATCATGGTCTTGTTTGGGCTGTAATTGTTACAGCATTGGGTGGGACTGCAGTTTTAAGTGTAATTGGTTCTAAATTACCTGGAATTGAATATGACATTCAAAAAGAAGAAGCAGCCTACCGTAAAGAGTTGGTGCATGGTGAGGATAAAAAGACAAGAGCAAAATTGCCACAAATTAATGGTCTATTTGATAATGTAAGAACAATTCATTTCCGTTCTTATTTACATTACTTTTATTTTAATATTGCGAAATGGAGTTATTTACAAGGTATGGTAATTGTTCCTTATGTTGCTCTTGGTCCTAGCATTATTGCTGGTGGAATTACATTAGGTGTTGTAAGTCAAACCACAAGAGCATTCGGTAAAGTTGCAGAAAGTTTACAATTTATTATTCGTTCATGGTTACAAATTGTAGAACTCATGAGTGTATATAAAAGACTTCGTGAATTCGAAAAACAATTTAACAATTAAAATTATTCAGATTTTAATGCAAAGGGACGCATTAAAATTTCCAAGATGTTCTTGGAAAACTCGATGCATGAAGCATCACATTAACACAAACTCATAAGGAGAGTTATGAAAAAGATCTTCGGAGTATTGATGTCGTTGACATTGATTATGTTTTCAGTTGTTGCAATTGCAGCTAAAAAACCAACTGCAGGATTGGTTTTGGTTGGACCAAAAAGTGATGGTGGATGGAGCATGAGACACTATCAAGGAATGGAAGAATCAGGATATGAATTTGATTATGTCGAATCTGTATCAGAAACTGATTCTGCTCGTGTGTTTAATAGGTTAGCGAGAAAGCATGATGTTGTATTTGGAACTTCATTTGGATATATGGATCCTATGCTACAAACAGCAAAGAAATTTCCAAACGTAAAGTTTATGCATGCCACAGGATTTAAGACTGCGGAAAACATGAATAATTATAATTGTCGTTTGTTTCAAGCTAGATATTTGGCAGGTGTAGCAGCAGGTAAACTTACTAAAACAAATAAGATTGGAGTTGTAGGTTCACATCCAATTCCTGAGATTATTTCAAATATTAATGCTATGACATTGGGTGCTCAATCTGTTAATCCTGATATTGAAGTAAACATTATTTGGATTAATTCATGGTTTGATCCTGCTAAAGATATGGAAGCTGCTCGAGCATTGTTAAGTTGGGATGCAGATGTATTTTTTACAACTACTGATTCACCATCAGTTGTAGTGATTGCTGAAGAAAATTCTACAACAGCAAAACCATTATGGGGTATGGGTAATGATGCTCCTATGAATTCATATGGTCCAAATCGTTATGCTACTGGTCCAATGTTCAATTGGGATGTATATTACAAACATGTAATGAAATCTATTGAAGATGATACATGGAAAGTTGATACACCATTTTGGGGAATGAAAGAAGGATGCGTAGGATTGAGTCCATGGGGTCCAAATGTTCCTATGGATGTACAACTTCATGTTGAAGAAGAAATGTCCAAATTTGTGTCAGAAGAGTATGATACAACTTTTCCATTTTCTCGTGGTTACATGAAACAGGATGGGACTATTGTTCCTGCAGGATCTGGTCGTATGCAAGTAGATTCTATGGATCATTATGTTGATGGTGTAATTACACCGATGCAATAACATTTATTTGGGGGAGTAAAATCCCCCATACATTCTTATGACAATACCAATTATAAATCATCTAGATGATGATGCTCATTTGAAACTTGATGAAGCATTCAAGAATATCGGATTTGCTTATTTTGAAACGCAAACAACATGGCCAAAAATTCTTAATCACGCTAAAAAATTTTTTGCTTTACCATTAGAAGAAAAACTCAAATATAAGTACACTTCAACAGAGTCTAATACTGGCTATCAAGGGATGATAGAAAGTTTGACTCCAGGAACACCACCTGATTTGAAAGAGGCATTCAATTGGTGCAAGTATGGAGATGACAATAAATGGCCAGATCGTAATTTTGAAGATGTATGCTTAGAATGGAATCTTGTATTAGATCTTATTAGTAAACATATTTTGAGATTGATNGAAAANGNATTAGATTTGCCAGAATTATTTTTGATTGATAAACATAGAGAATCTTCATCTACTACAGCAAGAATGTTACATTATCCTGCTTGGAATGATAGAATACAAGAAAATCAAATGCGTGGTGGGGAACATACTGATTATGGAACAATCACTATACTTTTTACTGATGAAAATCCTGGATTACAAATAAAGCCAAGAGAAACGGATGAATGGATTGATGCTCCTTATATTCAAAATACATGTATTGTGAATGTTGGAGATTTGCTTCAACGCTGGACTAATGACATTTATGTTTCAACTCCACATCGTGTTGTAAATGAGCATCTCAATATCAGTCGTTACAGTTTTCCATATTTTGTTCATCCAAGAGACGATGTTCAAGTTGATAGTTTGGTGGGAAATCAAAAGTATGAAACAATCGGTGCAAAAGAATATTTGGTTTGGAGACTTAATCAGAGTTATTAAATATGAGAATAGAAAACGAAATAAAATTAGATTATAGTGATGTATTGTTAAGACCAAAAAGATCCACATTAGGTTCAAGAAAAGAAGTATCTTTAGAAAGAACATTTTCTAAAATTGATTGCCATGGTATTCCTATTATGGCTGCAAACATGGATGGTGTTGGCACGATACAAATGGCAAAAGAGTTATCAAAATATAAAATGTTTACTTGTTTAAAGAAAACATATGATGTTTCTACTTTAATTGAATTTTTTTCAAATAAGGATAATTGCAACTATACAGCAATGAGCATTGGAATTACTGATTATGATTATCATAAATTTATAGATGTTTATTCAATGTGTAAAAATTTAACATATGTTTGTATTGATGTTGCAAATGGATATAGTGAACGATTTGTTGAATTTATTGTTAAAATAAGAAAGATTTTTAACGAAGGTGAGTACATCATTGCTGGAAATGTAGTTACTGGGGAAATGACAGAACAATTAATTTTAAATGGTGCTGATATAGTGAAGGTTGGAATTGGTCCTGGATCTGCATGCACTACAAGAATACAGACAGGGGTTGGTTATCCACAATTATCAGCTGTAATAGAATGTGCTGATGCAGCACATGGTCTTGGTGGTTTAGTTGTTGCTGATGGTGGATGCGTTTGTTCTGGCGATGTTGTAAAAGCATTTGCTGGTGGCGCAGATTTTGTAATGTTGGGTGGAATGTTGGCAGGACACGACGAAGGAGGTGGAACCATTATTGAAAAGAATAATGAGAAATATGTTGAATTTTATGGTATGAGTTCAAAGAAAGCAAATGAAAAACATTTCGGAGGAATGAAAGATTATAGAGCATCAGAAGGTAGAGAAGTCGTAATCAAATATAAAGGATCGGTAGATGAAACTGTAAAAGAAATATTAGGAGGACTAAGAAGTGCTTGCACGTATGTTGGAGCAGCAAAATTGAAAGATTTATCAAAATGTACTACATTTATCAGAGTTAACAATCAATACAACAAGGTGTTTGAAAAATGATTATACATATACCTACTTCAGATTTAGAATCAAATTTTAAAGATAATCCAATTTTAGTTGAAAGACTTTACAATCTCGGATTAGATTATGCAACAAATACATTAGAGGGTATTGTTGAAGATGATATGCGTATAGTTTTTGATTTTAAAAAATATGGTATGAAATTTGATAACAAAAAAAATAGTTATGAAATATCAAAAGGTGGTGCAGGAATTACAATAAAAATTACAATTTGATAGGAGGTTGTTATTATATCGTTTAATAAAGTTCGCTGGAAGAATTTTCTTTCTACAGGAAATGTATTTACAGAGATTAAACTGGACAATGAATCTTCTACATTAATCATAGGTGAGAATGGTTCTGGTAAATCAACAATTCTCGATGCTCTTTGTTTTGGATTATATGGCAAACCCTTTAGAAGCATCAACAAACCACAACTGATCAATAGTGTAAATCAACGAGAGTTGGAAGTTGAAGTAGAATTTACTATTGCAGGTAAAGAAATAAAAGTATGCAGAGGAATTAAACCAAACAAATTTGAGATTTATGTTAATGGTAAACTGGTCACACAAGATGCTGCATTAAAAGACTATCAACAATTTTTAGAACAACAAATTCTTAAATTAAACTATCGTTCGTTTACTCAGGTTGTGATATTAGGGTCATCGACCTTTGTGCCTTTCATGCAGCTTTCTGCGAGAGATCGCAGAGAAGTAGTTGAGGATATTCTTGATATTCGGATATTCACATTGATGAATGCTATTTTGAAAGGCAAAACCAAATCTCTTCATGATAATATTCAAGAAAATGATTATCAGATTCAGCTTGCTGAAGAGAAAATTCAAATGCAAAAGAAATATATCAAGTCGGTTCTTGAGAACAAAGAAAATTTTCTTGATGAAAGAAAACAAAAAATACAAGACAATAAAGAAGTTGTAGAAAACAAGGCAAATAGTAAAAAGAAGTTACTACAGAAGCTAGAAGAACTCAGAAAGTCTCTTGAGAGCAAAAAAGAAGCTACCAAGAGACTTACGAAGCTCAGAAAGACTCATGCAGCACTAGAGAATAAATGGAGAGAGGAAAACAAAATTCTAACTTTCTTTGATGATAATAAAGTTTGTCCAACATGCACACAAGAAATTGATGAAGAAATTAGAAAAACAAAGATAAAAGAAAAGCATGAAAAGGTTCATGAAATAGGTGATGCTCTAACTGAATTGAAAAGTTTAGAAACGATTGAGGAGGATAAGTTAAAAGAGTTTGAAATATTGGAAGAAGAAATTTCTAACCTTTCTATTAAAGTTGCTACTATTGATTCTTCGATTAAAATGCTTAAAGATATTATCATGAAAAGCATTAATGAAATTGAACAAATAACAAATAATGAGATTAATAATGAAGATAAGGAAGAGTTAATTAAGTTAGAAACACAACTAGAATTATACAATAAAAATAAATTGAGATTAAATGAAGAAAAGACATATTTAGATGTAGCAAAGAATCTTCTTCAAGATGCAGGTATCAAAACAAAGATTATTAAAAAGTATTTGCCAATTATGAATAAGCTGATTAATGCTTATCTATCACAAATGGATTTTTATGTTTCTTTTAATCTAGATTCTTCATTTAATGAAACCATATTATCAAGACACCGTGATGATTTTAAATATCCTTCCTTTTCAGAAGGAGAAAAGATGAGAATTGATTTAGCACTATTGTTCACATGGAGAGCTATAGCTAAGATGAAAAATTCAACAAACACAAATCTTTTGATTCTTGATGAAATATTTGATTCATCATTAGATGGAGCAGGAACAGATGATTTTTTGAAAATTCTAAATACATTTACAAATCAAAATGTGTTTATAATTAGTCACAAACAAGATATTCTGTTTGATAAATTTAGATCTGTCATTCAATTTAAAAAAGAAAAAAACTTTAGCAGGATTGCCGCATGATATATGAATTAATACACCCAGAAAGTCCTATTTTAAAGGCTCCATTATCTGATGTTTCTTTTGAAAACTTTAAAGAAATGTTTCAATTTACACCACAAGAATTGTATGATAATTTATTAGAATCAATGCAAAAACATGGAGGTATCGGATTATCTGCAAATCAATGCGGATTGATGATTCGTGCATTTGTAATGTATACTGATTGGGATAAAAAGGAACATGAAATTTATTATAATCCTAGAATTATTTGGGAGTCGGAAGAAACAGAATTTTATGAAGAAGGATGTTTAACATATCCATATTTGTTTTTAAATATCAAAAGACCTGACATTATTGAATTTACATATCAAGATGTTAATGGTGAAGAAAAAACTGGAAAATTTAGAGGAATAACTTCAAGAGTTTTTCAACATGAATATGATCACATGGAAGGTAAAAATTTCACACAAATGGTATCACCATTGAAACTTGATATTGCAAAGAGAAAGGCAGCAAAAATGATTAAGAAACAAAAATGGACAAAAAAGAACTAGAACAAGTTCGATATATGTGTGAGATGAATTTTAGATATTCACTTTATAAAGATGTTAAATTTCCATATATGCATAGCATTGGCATCAAAGATATTTTTCAATCGTTTGCTAATGAGGAAAAAAATGTAGGAGTGATTCATTTGAACTATCGAAAAGGTGAGAATGGAAAAATGTATTGGCACTCTTCTTGGCTAGATCGTCCTGAACAAGCAATAGAGTTAGCGATGGAAATCCATAAAGAACATCCTTGTGATGACCAAAAATTGATGCAAGGGGTTCGAGACTTCATTCAGAGCAAATATGAGCCTTCTGTAAAAAATATTTTATTAAATTAAAAAAAATGCTTGACTTTTTCACAAAGTTATTATAAAATTGTATAAGTAATAATGATCGAATAGTTCGATCTGTTTTGAAAACTTTTTTGGAGAATATCATGAGTCATGCATTAGAAGTAATCAACGGTGAAGCGCAGATGGCATACGTTGGAGAAGTCCCATGGCATGGACTTGGGTTTCAGGTTCAGCCTGATTTGTCCCCACAAGAATTTATGGTGATGGCAGGATTAGATTGGAAAGTCCTCAAGTTGGATGGATTCGTAGAATTTAACGGAAGAAAAATTCCAACAGGTAAACAAGCATTAGTTCGAGATCTTGATGGGAAGGTTTTGACCAATATCGGTAAAGGCTGGAATCCAGTTCAAAACCATCAAGCATTTGAGCTTTTTGATGAATATGTGAAAGCAGGTGATATGGAAATGCACACTGCTGGATCATTGCGTGGAGGAGAATTGGTTTGGGCTTTGGCTAAAACCAATGAGTCCTTCGAATTGTTCAGTGGTGATGTTACAGAAAACTATTTCTTGTTCACTAATCCTCATCAGTATGGGCGAACAATTAATATTCGAATGACACCAATTCGTGTTGTTTGCCAAAATACCTTGACACTTTCTTTGAGTGAAAATAGTAAACATATGGTCACATTGAATCATCGAAAGAAATGGGATCCAGAGTCAGTCAAAGAGCAGTTGGGAATTGCTCGAATGAAAATGGATCAGTACAAGAGTATGGCAGAATTCCTTGGAAAGAAAAGATACACAAAGAAGGATTTGGTTGCATATATGAACAAAGTCTTCGGAAATGAATCTACAGAAAAGGAATATGAAGCTGAACAAGCAAATTCAAGATTGTCAACAAAGGCACTTGAGATTGTTCATACACAACCTGGAGCAGAATATGCTCCAGGTACATGGTGGCAAGCATTTAATGCTGTTACCTATATGTCTGACCATGTACAAGGCAGATCAGCTGATGGACGGCTGGAATCTGCATGGTATGGAAAGAATCGAAAAGTCAAGTTGAATGCACTTGACACGGCACTAGAATATGCAGAAGCAGCATAATTTTTTTAAAAATTTTTGTTGACTTTTGTATAAATAGATATGTTGAAGAGGATGCTTCGGGTTCTCTTCAACAATCTAATATTAACAATAATCTTGCTTATTCAAGGAGATAGATATGACAAGCACAACCGCACTCTCTACATTTGACCCAAGTCAACTTCGAACATTCAGTGTCGGATTTGATAACATCTTTGATCACTTTTTTTGATAATGTTTCAACAACTTCTAACTATCCACCATACAATATTCTCAAGCATGACGATGAGCATTTCACTATTGAGCTTGCAGTCGCAGGATTCAAAAAAGATGACATCGAGGTGGAAACCAAAGAAAATAAGTTGACTATTCGATCAAATTATGCTAAAACTATAGAGGAAGCTGAAAATGCACCTGTGTATTATCACAGAGGCATTTCGAAGCGTCAATTCAACAGAGTATTTACTTTGTCATCAGATGTATTCGTCAAGGATGCTACCATGGTAGATGGTTTGTTGAAAGTCGAGTTGAAAAGAATTATTCCGGATGAGAAACGTCCAAGAGTGATTAACATCAACTAATATAACATGACGGCACTCTTCGGAGTGCCACAGACTTTTAGGATGTACTTGTGAGTATTCAATACAAATATAATGAAGACAATCTTATTCTTGAGATTGTCAATTATATTAACAAGACTTACGCTCAACACTATTCCCAAAATAATTTTCAGGCAACAGAATTTATTATTGATTCTGGACATGGTGAAGGATTTTGTATTGGAAATATATTGAAGTATGCACAAAGATATGGTAAGAAAAATGGTTACAACCGAAAGGATCTTCTGAAGGTTGTTCATTATGCTATAATGGCATTGCATGTTCATGATTTAAACTATGGAGAAACTAATGAAACTGAGTAATGAAACTCGTGAAATTTTGAAGAATTTTTCAACAATTAATTCAAACTTGTTGATCAAACCAGGAAATAAAGTTGCCACAATGAGTGCAATGAAAAACATTGTAGCAATCGCAAATATAACAGAAGATTTTGAGCAGGAGTGTGCTATTTATGATTTGAATGAATTTCTTTCAACACTTTCTATTTTCAAAACACCAATTTTGAACTTTGAAGAAAAATATATTCTTATTCAAGAAGAGGGAAGCAAAACTTCTAGTAAATTCTTTTACACACCTACTGACATGGTGAAAGAACCAAAAACTGACATTCATATGCCTAATATTGATGTTCAGTTTACATTGAAACAAGAGGAGTTTGCTCAAATTCAAAGATCAGCTGCAATTTTTGGTACACCAGATCTTGTTGTAAATTCTTTTGAAACAGGTGAAGTGCAAATGACGGTTACTGATCGAAAGAATGATACATCAAATACATTTTCACTTGTAGTTGGCAATTCTTCGACAATCAATCTAACATCATGTTTTAAAACTGAAAATTTGAAAGTTCTTCCAGGAGATTATGAGATAGGAATTGCTAGTGTTGGTATTTCACATTTTAAAAAGAAAGGACAAGATTTAGAATATTATATTGCTCTTGAATCTAATTGATAATCCAATATCGGAGTTTTTGTTATGAAAAAATATTTGTGGGTGGAGAAATACCGTCCAACTACTATTACAGAATGTATTCTTCCAGTAGACATGAAGAATACATTTCAACAATTTGTGAATGATGAGCATATTCCTAATTTGTTACTTTCTGGTGGTCCAGGAGTAGGCAAAACAACTGTCGCAAAGGCAATGCTCAATCAAATTGATTCTACATATATGATGATAAATGGTTCTGAAGAATCAGGCATTGATGTTCTTCGTAATAAAATTAAGAATTTTGCTTCAACTGTTTCCTTTGATTCCAAAAGAAAATTTGTGATTTTAGATGAAGCAGATTATCTTAATCCCCAATCTACTCAACCTGCACTGCGTGGGTTCATTGAAGAGTTTCACAAAAATTGTGGATTCATTCTGACATGCAATTTTAAGAATCGAATCATTGAACCACTACATTCTCGATGTTCTGTTGTCGAGTTTCGGATTCCTAATGAAGAGAAACCTAAACTAGCTGCACAGTTTTTTAAACGTATTACCGAAATTCTTGAACAAGAAGAAGTCAAATTTGCACCAAAAGCTGTTGCTGGAATTATTGAAAAATTCTTTCCAGATTGGAGAAGGTGTTTGAATGAATTACAAAGATATTCTGCATCAGGTGAAATCGATGCAGGAATCTTGGTAAATATTTCAGATGAAAATCTGAAAGAATTGACAACCTTTCTAAAGGAAAAGGAATTTGGAAATGTCCGTAAATGGGTGGCAAATAATCTTGACAATGATCCTACTAGAATCTATCGTAAAGTTTACGATACTTTGTATGATAAATTAGAACCTGCAACTATTCCTCATTTGGTTTTGATAATTGCTGATTATCAGTACAAATCTGCATTTGTTGCTGATCAAGAAATTAACTTGCTTGCTTGCATGACAGAAATAATGTCACAAGTGAGGTTTAAATGAGTTATGAATTGAAAGAATATATGAATGCTATCAACTTTACTAAAACTAAATTGATGGATTCAGATGATCCAATGTGGGAGAAAAAATACCCTGCATATGTAGTTAATCATATTTTGTCTGCTTTTCAAGATACTGTTTTGTTGGCAAATGAAATGAATGTTCATCATCAAATCGATAATAAACTTAAATTCGATTTTTTTATAAATAGTATAAGATCCAAAAAAAGATTTGCTCCTTGGATTAAGGCAAAGAAGCTGCAGGATCTTGAGTATGTGAAAGAGTATTATGGTTATAGCGATGAAAAAGCAAAAGCTGCTCTTGAACTACTGACTGATGAACAAATTACTGCTATTAAAAATAGCTTGAACAAAGGTGGAAAAAAATGATTAACAATATGTTAGAGGTAACAATCAAAGAACCTGATGATTTCCTCAAGGTTCGTGAAACACTTTCTAGAATAGGTGTTGCATCTCGCAAAGAAAAGAAACTATTTCAATCCTGCCATATTCTTCATAAACAAGGCAAATATTATATTGTTCATTTCAAAGAATTATTTGCACTTGATGGAAAGGACACCAACATCAATGAAAATGATATTTCTCGAAGGAATACCATTGCTGGACTTCTTCAAGACTGGGATCTGGTCACGGTTCATGGGGAGGCAGAACCAAAAGCTCCTCTTTCACAAATCAAGATTATCGGATTCAAGGAAAAGGACGAGTGGGTTCTTGAGACAAAATACAATATTGGAAAGAAAAGGCAGGAACAAATAGCTTGACATTTCCTATTCATTATGGTATAATGTTCTTTTATAATGCTAACAGGTGTTTGTTATGAATTTCTATACTCACGTGGCTCAATGGGGAAACAATATTTTCATGCGTGGTGTTAAGAATGGTGAAAGGATCAACAAGTCTATTCGATATAAGCCCACTCTTTATGTCCCTTCAAAGAAACCTTCCAAATTCCAAACACTGGAAGGTTCCTCAGTCTCCCCCATAAAATTTGAGACCATCAAAGAAGCCAAGGAATTTGTTTCTCAATATGAGAATCAACCTGGATTGGTTTTTGGATTGAATCAATTTGTCTATACTTACATCGCTGACAATTATCAAGATATTCGGTTCGATCGATCTTTGATGCAAGTCTATACGATTGACATCGAAGTTCAATGTGAGAATGGGTTTCCGAATCAAGAAATTGCTGCTGAAGAACTTTTGTCAATCACTGTCAAAAGATATGGATTCGATGATATTATTGTCTGGGGTATCGGTGAATTCAAAACTGATAATGAATTTGTTCAATACAATAGATGTCAGAATGAAGTAGAACTTCTAAACAAATTTATCGTTTGGTGGGAATCAATTCATCCTGATGCAATCACAGGCTGGAATACTGAATTCTTTGACATTCCTTATATCTGTAATCGAATTAAACGTTTATTTGGTAATGACACATTGAGAAGACTCTCTCCATGGAAGATTGTCAATGAGAAAAAGATTAATGGAAAATTTGGAAAGGCTAATACTGTTTATGAGATTTTAGGTATTTCTAATCTAGATTATCAGCAATTGTATCAAAAGTTCACTTATACAAATCAAGAGTCCTATAAACTAGATCATATTGCATTTGTTGAACTGGGTGAAAGAAAGGATGAGAATCCTTATGAAACATTCAAAGAATGGTACACAACAGATTATCAAAGTTTTATTGATTACAACATTCAAGATGTTCTTTTGGTAGAACGTCTTGATGCGAAAATGAAGCTAATGGATTTGTTGATGACCATGGCATATGAAGCAAAAGTCAACTTCCAAGATGCGTTTACTTCGGTAAAGTATTGGGATATTTTGATTTACAATCATTTGCGAACACAAAATATTGTGATTCCTCAAAAAAACTTATCCTCAAAGTCTGGCCAATTTTCTGGTGCATATGTAAAAGATCCTGCTGTTGGTCAACACAAATGGGTTCTTTCATTTGATTTGAATTCATTATATCCACATTTGATTATTCAGTATAATATTTCACCTGAAACATTAGCTGATGATGGTGTGAATTTTGGTGATACAAAGATTGGTAAATTCGTATCAAAAGAATATGATACAGAATTTCTGAAGGAAAAGAATTTGACCATGACACCAAATGGGACCAAGTTCAGGATTTCGAAACAGGGATTTCTTCCTGCTATGATGCAACAGCTGTATGATGATCGAACGACATACAAGAAAAAAATGCTTCATGCAAAACAAAAATATGAGGATACAAAGAATACAGAATATTTGAATGATGTTTCACGTTATAATAACATTCAGATGGCTAGAAAGATATCATTGAATTCAGCCTATGGTGCTATCGGCAATGAATGGTTCAGATATTTTGATCTTGCGATTGCTGAAGGTGTAACTACTGCTGGTCAACTTTCTATTCGTTGGATTGAACGAAAGCTGAATGAATATCTTAACAATCTTCTTAAAACTGAAGATGAAGATTATGTGATTGCATCTGATACTGATTCAGTTTATATTTGTTTTGATAAACTTATTGATAAAGTATTCTGTGCTGATACTTTTACTGAAAAAGTGGTATCGTTTCTAGACACTATTGCTAAAGAAAAGATAGAACCGTATATTGATGAATGCTATGAAGAACTCAAGCAATATATGAATGCTTTTGCTCAGAAAATGCAGATGAAACGAGAGGTGATTGCTGACAAAGGTATCTGGGTTGCAAAGAAACGATATATTCTTAATGCATGGGATATTGAAGGTGTTCGGTATGCAGATCCTCAATTGAAAATTATGGGTATTGAAGCAGTCAAATCATCAACTCCATACCCTTGTAGACAAAAGATCAAGGAGGCGCTGAAGGTAATAATGTCTGGTAATGAAAATCAGATTAATGAATTTATTCAGAACTTCCGAAACGAATTTATGAAACTTCCTGCTGAGGATATTGCATTTCCAAGATCTGTCAATGGACTTGACAAATGGAGTGACTCATCTTCTATTTACCGTAAATCGACTCCAATGCATTGCAAAGGAGCATTGATTTATAATTATCTTCTCAAACGTAATAAATTGATCTCCAAATTCCCTTTGATTCAAGAAGGTGAGAAGATCAAATTTCTCAATCTAAGAAAGCCCAATCCATTACAGTCAAATGTAATTTCTTTTATTAGTAAACTGCCAAAAGAACTAGATGTGACTTCATATGTTGATTATGAAGTTCAATTTGAAAAGGCTTTTGTGGAACCATTGATGTTCATTGTTCGCCAAATCGGCTGGGATATTGATCGTACATATGGAACACAGCCAACACTTGACAATTTCTTTGGGTGAATAATATGACAAGGATTGATGCTCAGAAATTAATATTTAAACAAGCAAAGAACTTGACAAATGCACTTCCACGTGGTAGTATGGTATACATACATTGGAAAAATGGTAGTCCAGTAGTTCTTCCTGAGAAAGAAAAGGGATATGGAGTGATCACTTCTGTTCGATTAGAATCAATACTAAAAAAACAATTTTGGCTAGTGGCATAATGTGTGGAGTTATAGGAATAGAATTAACTGATGTGTGTGATCAAGATATTTCTCTGATAAGAAAAATATTCAAACAGACAATGATTCGAGGAAAACATGCTACTGGTATTTCATATCGCAAACATTCTGAAATATTAACAAAAAAAGAAAACATCCCAGCAAACAAATTTCTTGACAAATCAAATTTTGAAAGATGCATTGATGATGATGGTACAATCTGTTTGTTGGGGCATATTCGTTATTCAACGTCTGATTTGAGATATCCTCAACCATTCTCATCTAATAGATATAGCATAGTTCATAATGGTGTAATTTCTCAGGAAGATAAAAGTACATGGAAGTACGAAACTGAGACTGCAAATGATAGTGAATTGATTCTACAGTCATTAGAGAATAATAAGAATCCATTGATTGATTTTGTTCCTTCTAGTATGTCAGTTGTGATGCTTGACATTGAAAAGGGAATTACAGGATTCAGAAACGAATCTCGACCATTATGGTATACAAAACTTGATAGAGGAATTATATTCACATCAACAAAAGATATTGCTATTCGCAGTGGATTGAGTAATCCACAAAGATGCGAGATGTATGTAAAATACACAAATCAAGGAGAAACAAAAGTAAAGAAACCACATGATATTCAAGACCAACAACCATGAAAATATTAATGACATTATTGAGAATTCAGAAAATGGAACCAATACCAAGTTTTTAAATTCTGCTCATAGTTTGTGGATTCGTTTTAAAAACTATGACAAAAATCCTCCAATCGTAATGTATGACAATGATCAACCAGTCTCTGCAGTATTTGCTACATATAGTAAAAGAACTTCTTATATCAATCTTTATGAGATTGTGACTTTCCAAGGATATGAAGGAAAAGGATATGCCTCTTCAATATGGGAATATGTGATGAATGATGCATACAAAAATCAAATGAGAAGATTGAAAATATCATGCACACCAACTTCTATTAGCTGGCATATTCGAAATGGATTGGTATTCTGGGCTGTTGATTCATCCGGATCTTTGAGATCAGATCAACCACTGTTTCCTACAAAAGAAGAACAATTGAGCTTTCGAGAGGAAGCTATAAATAATCCCTCTATTGCGATTCCTTCTGACAAAAAAGTTCTTGATCTTTTGCGAAAAGAGAGTATAACTTATCATAAGTTTGGAAAGGTGAAACAACAAAGAGTTGAGGACTCCATATCAAAGGTTGGAAAATATTGGTTAAGAAATTATCTTTTTGATGTACCTTCATTAGAGAAGTTTTGATGGATTACCGTTTGCTGGAAAATAGAAAAAAGGCATTCATTGATTGGTTTGGATGGTCGTTGATAATAGATGATTGTGATCCTGCTCTTTACATGTTGAATTATTTTTATGACAGATTTGAATTCAATATTGAGCAAAGACTTTGGATTACGTGGATATATGGAACAACATATCATTTTCCAACTGCATACGTAATCTGGAATGAATTTCCTGATATGGAACTTGTTGGTGTCGATCGACTCGAACAGTGGAATACTGATAATTTTAAAAGACTTAGATATCAAACAGACACAAAATGGAACAAAGGACATCTTCCTGCTCAATTTCTTTCTTATAAGAACTGGGTAGGTGATAGAAGTCAACTCGAAGCATTCCAGAGTTTGTTCACAGATAATCCATTCACCAATTTTTATAATCTTTGGAAAGAAGTAAATACATGGCACAAGTATGGAAGATACATGTCATGGTTCTATATTCAAACATTAAAACAAACATGTGGATTAAATATTGATATTGATAATCTTTGGTTGAAAGATTATTCAGGATCTAGATCTCATCGAAACGGATTATGTTTTGCTCTTGGAAAGGATGATTGGGTTGATAAGGTTCTAGATCAAGATCAGATTGACTGGATGGAAAATCAAGGCTCAGAGATTCTTGAAGAAGTTAAAACATTATTTCCAGAGCAGGCAAACAAGGCAGATTATTTTGGAATGGAAACTTGCCTTTGTTCTTTCAAAAAATTATTTCGCACTAGAAATGGCAGATATCTTGGTTATTATTTGGATCGACAAGCTGAAGAAATTAAACAAGTTGAACGTGATGGATGGGATGGAATTGATTGGACACCATTGTGGCAATGTAGAGAAGAGTCAATAAGAAGAGAATATTTGATAAACGAAATAAACAAAACAAAGATGGAAATTTTTCTAAATACAGGTGTTATAGATTACAATAATACATTTTCAAAACAATTAATGGGATTGGAGGCATTCTGATGGAAATTGTAGAAATAAATGGAAATAAGTGGCAGAAATACAAAGGAGATGAAGGACAAGATGTTTATGTTGCTATGCAAGTTCTTGATGAAGAAAAAGTTTTGGGAACATATGTTAATGATGAATCATATGATATTCTGATTGACAGTGATACAGATTTATACTTTCCACCTGATTATAATTATGATAAAAAAGAGTATCATACAGATCTTGCAGATGAAAACAAAATTGCTTTTAAATTTAGAAAGAATGTTTTCACTGCTGAGGAGCAACAAGGAGCATTTGAAGGATTGTTTGATGCTGCAGCTGAATCTCATAATCGAGGACTCGCAGCTGGTCCAAAAACAGAAAAGCTAGCAGGAAGAGAATGGGTAACACCATATCAATATGATGTGCTAGAGTATTTTATGGCAGGACAACCAAAAAGTCTTGATGGAACAGATCCACTACAGACTATTATGGAAGAACATCTTGGCAAATATGTCAAGAATACAAGAGGATTTTGTTGGTTACGAGATGTTGTCGAAAAGGAATATCCTGAATATGATGGATTTTTTCCTAAGCTGANGAGTAGAATAAAAGCAATGCCAATTGAAGAGGCAACAAAGTTTTCAAAACTTGTAAGAGAAAAGTGGATTTCAAATACAACTTATGCTGCTGGACTTTGGTCAGGTATTGCTGGTTACTATGGAAGATATCCAAGAATTCCATATGGAAGAGCAACAGCATATACTGATAATAATCTTGAACAATTTGCAAAATGTTATCCGTTTGCAAGAAAACTGGAAAGGGAATTCAATAGACTATTACCAAATCGACATTCGGCTCAACAAGAATTTGCTGATCGACTCGATAAGAAATTTCTCATTGGTGAAGATACTACATTCACTACGATTACTGTCAACACAACAACAAAAGAAAGAAATGCCAGAATGGCATGTCATCGAGATGCAGGTTCTTTGAATGCTGGATATAGCAATCTAACAGTAATCACAAAGGATAACAAAGACTGGAAAGGTGGATATTTGGTTGTTCCAGAAGTTCGGATGGCTGTTAATGTTAGACCTGGAGATCTTTTGTTAATTGACAACATGCGTGTTATTCATGGAAATACACCGATCACTGCTCCAGATTCTGGTGAAGAAGACATGATGAGAATGTCATTAGTTTTCTATTTCCGTGAGGATATGGATAATCTTGGGTCATGGGAATATGAATCAATTCGTAA